TGTGGTGCCGTCTTGGAAATAGCCGGTATGCTGAAACCCCGCCATTTGGCCAAGTGCTGCCCATAGAGGTGATGTATGATTGAAGCGTTGCAAAATAAGACTATTTATCCGACACCAAGAAACCTTATCGACAAAATGCTTGCAAAAATCACCGACAAGCCCGATTTCGTACTGGACCCTTCGGCTGGCATGGGCGACTTGCTTATCGCTGCGGAACAAAAATTCAGGGATCAATTCAGATATCTTGGCACAACGGATTTCAGCGCCATCGAGATTGACGACAATCTTCGGGCAATGCTCATCGGAAAGAGCATCAAGACAATCGGGTCTGATTTTCTGGAATTCGGCGGACCTGACAAATTTGATTTGATCCTAATGAACCCACCATTTTGCGACGGCGACAAGCATTTGCTCAAGGCAATCGATATGGTTTATAATGGGCAAATCGTTTGCTTGCTCAACGCGGAGACGATCAAGAACCCATACTCGCTCACACGCAAAGAATTAGTCGAAAGGCTCAACAAGCTCAACGCGGAAATCGAATTCATACAGGGCGGCTTTATCGGCCCGGATGCCCATCGGAAAACCGATGTCGATATCGCAATGATCAACATCAAAATTTCCAACAACATCGAAAACGATCTTTTCTCGGACGCATCCGACCCAATCCCCCCTGTGGATATTAAGATCGATGAATACAAAGAGGTCTCAACCGGCAAGAAAATCACCGAGCTGGTTGCAGAATACAATCAGGTGATTGATCTTGCCGTTGAGACAATTTTGTCATACGTTAAAAACCGAAACAAAATCGAAAAATACATTAGTATTGAAATCGGCAAGAAATCTACAAAATACTCTTCACACTACACGGAAAAGCTTTTCAAGGTAGCGCAGCAAAGTATCAACGCAGTCATCGATGAAATCCGAAAAGACTATTGGACTAAAACGCTATATCTCCAAGAAGTTATTTCACGAATGACATCAAAGCAAAAAGACGAATTCTATGCATCCGTCAAAACCAATCAAAGCATGGAATTCACCGAGAACAATATCAGGTCATTTGTTTTAAATATCATAAACGCTTATCCGTCAGTAGTACAAGACGCGATTTCAAAGCTCTTTGATAAATTCACCATCGCCCACACCTACCACGGCACTGTTGATGAAACCAATGTCCATTATTTCAATGGCTGGAAAACAAACAAAGCTTTTAAAGTCAACAAGAAAATCATCATCCCGTTTTATAGCGGATATGGCGATACGGCTTTTTATGATAACATCCTTCACCAATGGAAATTGTATTACAACATAGAAAACGACTTAAACGACATCGATATTGTGATGAATTACTTTGATGGCAAGGCACCAAATTACTCCACAATCGCAAACCGGCTCAAAGAAGCTTTTAGTCATTGGGTAAATTCAACATCAAGTACATACTTTTCGAAAATCACGGCCCATCGCAAAGGAACGCTTCATCTTACTTTTGCCGACGATGATATCTTGCGAAGATTTAATATCGAGGCCGCAAAGGGCAAGAACTGGCTCCCGAGGGACTACGGTGTTAAGCCCTATGCACAGCTTGATTACGAAACACAACAAGTAGTAGATTCTTTCGAGGGCAAAAAGAGCTACATGCAAAATCTTGGCATAGCTACTATATCCAACCAACCCCAACTGCAACTATTTGACAAGGCGGCATAAAGATGCGAGAAGATCTAAGCATATCCAAGTTACTGGAAATATACAAAAAGCTAAATACTCAACAAGACATCGAAGAATACCAGTATATCTATCCGGCGATCTATCGCCACATCGTTACAAACCGCAATCGTGCGGCTTGAAAAAAAACAACAAAAAAAAGAGGGGGCCGGGATCAACACCGCCCCCTCTTTTTTTTGCTATCCTACTCGTTTGATTCTTGAACCACAGGAGTCTTGCCAAGCGGCACATCCTGCCTTCGTCCACCGGTCTCGTCAAACTCAATCTTGCCCTTGGACTTTTCGATCTCGCTTTCGACAACTTTGTGGTCAAGATCGGACATATCCACCAGCGTCCGGCGGGCAATTTTTTTCTGAACAAGTACCCGGAATTTCTCGGACACTACAGCCTTCATGGAAACGATCATGTTTTCAAGATCCATCGCAAGATCATCCACGCTAAACTCTTTGGATCGTCTCACGTCGATATCTTCCTCGTTAAAGTCCCTGCCCTGCCACTTGCACCAAAATCGGATAATCTGACGTTCAGCTTCTGCAATGCTATCGGCCTTGCGACCGAGAACCGTCTTTAGCTGCTGAAACTCATAGCGCAGCGCGATCCCCGATGCTTGGCTGTTGGCAGACTTGCGCTGGCCGTGGACGCCGGAAAGATGCACGGCGCGGTAAAGCTCGTCGGCCTTGAAGTTAATCCAGCTCAAAATAGCTGAAATCGGTTCCAGGACAGCCGTCTCGATCCATCCGGGCTCACCATACTCTTTGTAGAAGTGCTTCACCGCTGTGGGACCGACTTCCGTCTCATCATTGTCTATTTGTCCTTCGGGCACCATCGGCTCTTTGAAAATCGGAAACCCGGCAAACTTGATAATCTCATCGCCACTGGAAATGTTGCGAACGATGCTGGCCACAATCGGCGCTACATCAACCAAGTCTGATTTGCCATGGGCACGATTTCCGGCAACACGAATATTGGCAAGCCACACAAACGGGATTTCGTTGAAAGTATTTACCCCTGAGTCAACCGTGACGACTTGCTCATTGCCGATAGTGTCCTTGCTCACTTCGTAAAACGTCCACGAATCCAGGGTCCAAACCAAGTATCTTTGGATTTTCTGATTATCACTGGACTCTCGAAGCTTTAAATAGGTCAAACACGGAACGCCCGAGACTGAATGCTTGCCATAACGCCAGTCTATGATATCTTTTGCCGCATAGGCGACCAAATACGGGTAGATCCGGTATTTCTTTTCTTCAGCGATTGTCAGCACATCGCTTTTGGGCTTTGTGACCAAGACCCCGACAGTTCCGCAAACAGACGCATCCCTGTGGCAATCATTGATAAAGTTGTTAAAATCAGTGCCGTTGTAGTCACAGCTTTTTAGAAACATCTTCCATTGGTCGTCGTTTCCAAGGCCAAGTTTTGTCAAATCCCGTAATGGTGTCTTTTCGGTCAAATAGTAATTAAAAATATCGATAATAGCAGCGTTGTAGTTGATCAAGATCCCGTCTGCCAGCCGGGCCATATAGTTTTCGGTAGATTCACGCGGATGCCTCCCGCCAAGGGCAGCTTCGATAAACGGCTTTCCGCCATCATAGGCCATGCGGTAATAGTTCCACAGACCTACGTTTTCTTCGTGGTGTGAATGGGCTTGACGCAGCGATTTTACGTCCATTTGAAAAATATCTCCGTTTGAGTTATTTCCAGAATTTCGAGCCGGTTGCTTTTTTAGGTTTGGGTTTAGATACGTAGTCTAAAAACTGTGACGTGGAGTCAACCATGTCGTCGTTTCGTCCAAGAGGAAACTGCGCAAGCTGTGTCTGGTAGTCCACCAACCACGGAGCCCCTTCGGGTATCCAGACACGCCCGGATTGGATTACGTTGGTGCAACTTGAAAACCGAATTTGCTTATCGCCCTTGGGAATATACGGCGCAATCGGGGCATGGGTCGAGCGTCGAAGCTCTTGGATAAGACTTTGCCCGGATGCTTTGTCCTCGATCAATAAGATCACTCTGGACGGCGGCATATCAAAAGCTTCATAGTTGCGCCGCCAGATTTCTTTGGCTTCGGCTACAAGATCGGGGAACTCAAGTCGTTTGTTGAAAACCCATAAGAGATAATACTGGTTGTCGTTGGTAACTCCCCAAATCGTACAGGCCGATGGGTCGGAAAGCTGTGTTGGCTTAAACGCTGTATCCCATGAGCAATAAATTCGCGTAAAGTATCTTGGCAGGTCACATGCTCTTTTAAAAACAGCTTTAAGCTTTTGTCCAATTTCTTCATTTTCTTGCTTCTTGTTGTGCATCTTAGATGTATTGACCGCTATGTCATGCAGCTCCCTTGGCCTATAAGTCTTAAACCAATCCAAAGACAACATACCGCCTTCTTCGGGCAATGGCTTCTGCTGGTACTGGCTGTTCCATTCGCGTGTTCCTACTGTTCTCTTAATCGCGTTGAGCCGGGGCACCGGATATTCAGACGGCCACAGGGCATCACCAGGCATCCGGCCAATCGGATCGTTTTCAGAATCAGCTATAGCCGGAAGCTCAAGTACAACCCAGTTTTCGTGTTTATGTTCTTGGAGCAACCAACCGGGAAGATCGTAAAAGCTCCATCGTGTCAAAATAATAATAATAGAAGATTTTCCAGGCATCAACCGAGTAAAAGCCACGGAGCGATACCAGTTGCGAAGTTTTCTTTGGACGGTTTCGCTTTCGGCTTCTTCGCGGCTTTTAATTGGATCGTCTATAAGAAAACAGTGCGCACCACGGCCAACGATGGCCCCCCCGACACCTACGCTAAAATAGTTTCCGCCCTTGACAAACCCGACTTTGTTTGCGCTTTTGCTGTCTGACGAGATAACAGAACTCGGGAAAATCTCTTTGTAGAAATCATCCAGAAAATAGCTCCGGACAACGCGGCCTGTGTCTGTGGCGCGATCATGGCTGTAGGTGGTGGCGATGATTTGTTTGTCCGGGTTTCTGCCCAAAAACCAGCTTGGAAATAATTCGCTGGCCATGGAGGTTTTGCCATGCCGTGGTGGCATAAATATCATAAGCCTTGTAATTTCGCCACGTTCCACGGCCATAAGATGCTCAGCCAACAAGACATTATGCGGGGCCACTTTATAGCCCGGCATCATCATACAGGCGTATGACATCAAATTACTAAACGCGAGATCCTCAACCTTGAACTTTTTAAGCTCCATGATCTGACTTGGCGTGAGCTTGGCGGGCTTGAACCTGAAAAAATCGCCGTCTTTAATCAGCATGACAATCAATCCCCCGCAAACGGCGAATACGGCACGGGGGCGTACATCGCATCGATAGCTTCTTTGGCCCGCTCTTCGGCGGTCTTTGGAACTGGTATATCGGCCTTGCGGGCATCGGAATCATCCAGGGCTTTATCGATCAGCTCCGGGCGCTCAACAGACTTCATTTCGATCAACTTCTCGCCATTGGGGCCTTCGACCTCAACGGGCATAATCCCGCCGATTGCCGCATAGAAAATCGCGTCTTTCTGTTCCTTGCTCAAAACAGTCACGCTCGTTCGAACCGAGAATTTCTGTTCCGCATCCAAGCCCAACAATTTTGCGCGACGCTCTTTGCATGAAAGAATAATCTCCGCCCATCGAGACCCCTGGTGCGGAGAACCCGCCAACTTTTCAAGCCGTTTCATTGCTTGACGTTCCAGGCAATCCAGGTCCATCAACTCCCGAATTCTGACGATAGCGGCGTTTTCGATACCGTCTTGTTCCAGGGCGGTCATCATGTTGCGAATATCTATAGTAACCAGGGATCTTTCGACACCGAGCAAATCGGCTATTTCGGCATGTGTGTAGCGTTGCTTATATAGCTCCATAACCTTCTTGCGACGTTCAAGGAGCATCAATGTCTTGGATTTGTGTTGTACGCTTCGAGCGTTGCCCGCCTTTGTCGGGTAAAACTTCATTTTTATCCTTTCCGCTAATTGATATTTTTTCCAGGTAATCTTTTTTTGTTGACAAACTTACTAAAAGTAAGATAAACGGTCAAGCACAAATTGAGTTTTCTTTTTTGGAACTCATTAAACCGGGATGGAAATCCCAAAAGAACAGGAAAGGGCGGAAGCCAAAATGAAACTAAAGCTTGATGAAAAAGGAAACGTTGTCGTTCAGGACGGAATGCCGGTCTATGTGCATGAGGACGGAAAGGAAATTCCGTTTGATGCTCCGGCCGCAATGACCAAGATCACGGCCTTAAATGGTGAAGCCAAGTCTCACAGACTGGCCAAAGAAGCCGCAGAGGGCAAACTCAAGGACTTTGACGGTGTGGATATCGAATCCGCACGAAAAGCCCTTGAAACCGTCAAGGCTCTTGATGGCGGGCAACTCAAAACAGCCGAGGCTGTGGAAAAGATTCGCAAGGAGATTGCAGACACTTTCGAAGCTGACCGCAAGAATCTTTTGAAACAAGCAGAGCTGAAAGAGCGTGATCTCGGTGAAAAACTCTCAAAGAAAGACAGCACAATTCGCCAACTGATGCTTCGCTCGAATTTCGAAAGCTCGCCGCATTTTTCCGGCGATAAGCCCAAGACCACGATGCTCCCGGATGTTGCGGCTGAATTCTTCGGCCGACACTTTGAGGTCGTCGGGGATCTTCCGAGTATTCGAATCATCGGCAAAAACCCGGCCACCGGGGAAACAATTTTGTCCCGCGAACGCTATGGCGAACCGGCCAATTTTGAAGAAGCGATTTCCTACATGATCGAACAGCATCCGGGAAAAGACCGGTTGCTCATGGCAAAACCCGGCGGACCCGGCGCAACCGGTAGTCAAGCCACATCCGGAAAATCCGTCAAATGGGACGATGAATCCGGTTTTTCAGCAAATTTGGAGAAAATCGCAAGTGGAGAAGTTCAGGTTACGCGCTAGTCGGGCGTCCTCTGTGGCTATCTGTCTTGCGATCTTGCAATAACACGTTTTTCAAACCGCAACAGATAGTAATGGAGGAAAAAAGTAAATGTCCGACGTAGCCAATACCCTAACAAACGTCATCCCCAAGATTCTCGCTCAGGGCCTTTTGGCCATGCGGCAAAACTGTGTAATGCCGCGACTGGTCAATTCCGACTACTCCAAGCTGGCCGCGCAAAAAGGTTCCGCGATCACCGTGCCCATCCCTTCTGCGATTCCGGTTCAGGCCGTTTCGCCGGGTGCGTACAGCAACGTGACCAGTGCGTCCGCGCCGACCGCCGCCACGATCAACCTCGACAACTGGTATGAAGCGCCTTTCTATCTGACCGACAAGGACTACTCGGAAGCCATGGGGGGCACCATTCCCATGCAAGCGTCTGAAGCGATCAAGTCCCTGGCCAATCAGATCAACGGCGACATCATGGCCACGTATAAAAGCATTCCGTACCTGACCGGCTCTGCCGGTGTCACTCCGTTTGCCGCGACCACCGAAGCGGCTACCAGTGTGCGCCGGGTGCTCAACGTCAACTTGGCCCCCATGTCCGACCGGCGCATGGTGCTTGGCCCCGATGCGGAAGCCAATGCGCTCGGGTTGCGCCAGTTCACCGACTTTTCGTTTACCGGTGAAGTAGACGGTATTCGAAATGCCCGTCTCGGTGAAAAGCTCGGTTTCACCTGGGCCATGGATCAGGCAATTCCGACCCATACCGTGGGCACCCTGGGCGGCGATGGCTCCACGGCCACCAAAGTCAAGGCCAACACGGCTGCCGGTGTTTCCGCCGTCACGCTTACCGTCGGTGCGACCAACCCCTTGAATCTGTATAAGGGTGACATTATTTATTTCACAGGCTCCACACAGCCATACACCGTGACGACCGCCACGACCGAAATCGCTGCCGCCGCCGATGTCGCCGTTGCGATCTATCCGCCCTTGCAGGCCAACTTGCTTGCCAACTGCGCCCTGACCATCCTGGGCACTTCGGGCGGTACGTACACCGTCAATTTGGGCTTTCACCGCGACTGCATCGCCTTTGCTTCGCGCCCCCTGATTGACTCTGTGGACGGCCTGGGCAATATCGTCAAGAGCGCAATCGACCCAGTGTCCGGCCTTGCGCTCCGGCTGGAAGTCACCCGCGAGCATAAGCGCACTCGGTGGAGCTTTGACGCCCTCTACGGTGTGCAATGCGTTCGCCCTGAACTCGGTTGCCGACTGATCGGGTAGTCTTCAACAAAATTGTGCAAGAACCGAACGGGGGAATAGGGGCAAGCCCTGTTTCCCCGTTTTTCTTTAAAAAAACAAATCACACGAATCATAAAACTCTTGGAGGAAAAACAAAATGGGTGATCCTCGTCTGTATCCACAGGGAAATGCTTTGTACGATGTTGCCAAGACCGGCGTTCCGATTGTATCTGACCTGCTGAGCGCCTTTCGTGGCGCAACTAGCCAGCTCTTTTTTTCGATCACAGCGCTCATCACGCTGCTTCGAACCGAGCTGATCGGGGCACTGACCGGCGTCAAGTTCACGGCAGAGACCATCACGACTACCGGCGCCGCTATTGCCGACTCGTCCAATCTGGTCTTGCTCAACAAGTCAACCGGCGTACTGGCCAGCACCATCGCCGCTCCGATTCCCGGCAAGATTCTAATTATCACCCAAATCGACGCCGGAACTTCGGGCCATACTGTTACTCTGGCCTCCGGGACTTGGGACGGCACCAACGACAAAGCGACATTTGACGCCAATAGCGAAACGCTCACCCTGGTCGGGGTTTCCGCCACACGCTACAATATTTTGAGCAACGTTGGCGGCGTGACCTTCTCCTAATCATAAGCTATAGATCACAAGGAGAAGCAACCATGCAAAAACAGCTCAAAATAGTAGCAATCAAGCAGGCCGGCGGGTCAAAGCTGTTGATCAACGAAAGCGACTTTGACCCGTCGCTCCACGAGTTGTGGCAGGATATCCCCCTTGTGGCAGATGATGAGCCCTTGCAGGAAGACCCGGTTATGCTGGTCTCGACGCAAGAACAACTGTCCATCGAGGATGTCATAGACAATATTCCGGAAGATCGGGAATGGCCGAAACTGGAAGCAAAGCCCGAGAAGCGGGCTTATCGCAAGAAAAACAAAGACATCGAGCAATAAACCGGTCCAGATTGGGTAACGGTTGTTTTTGATCAAAGCTTTGCGCGATGTAAGCCGGTCTAAACCAGTACAAGCAAGGGGTGGTCATGGCTCTGGCACTTGTGGCAACAGCGGGCGCGTCAAACGCCAATTCTTACACCACTGTCACAGAAGCGGATAGTTATCACGAGGGGCACCTCTATGCTTCTTTGTGGGTTGCCGCAACAGCAACGACAAAAGCTGCCGCCTTGGTCATGGCCACCAGAATTCTTGAAAGCGAAATGGGCTGGGAAGGCTTTCGCATGACGACCACGCAAAGCCTGTCATTTCCAAGAGGCGGGCTTGTCACGCAAGACGGGGTGAATATTTCAGATGCTACAATCCCGGGTCGTCTTCGCGATGCCACAGCAGAATTTGCCCGATGGCTTATCACTTCAGATCGAACAGCGGACACCGGCATGGAGGGGATCAAGTACATACAGGTGGAAAGTATCAAGATCGTTCCCGGCGGGCCACTGAAGAAAGAAGTAATCCCGAACGTGGTAGTGAGTATGTTGAAAGAATACGGCCGCAAACGGTCCAACGTAAAACACTTGGTACGGTGCTAACATGGGGCTTGCCGACGCAATTCAGGGCGCAGTATCTTCGGCTTTTGCCGTCATAGACAGCGGGTTGGTTACTGGCGTAATAACTCATTTTACGTCACAAGATCCGTCATACAATACAGCCACAGGGGCACTTGTTGACTCATCCGCCGATCATACTGTTAAAATGCTCAGAAGCAAGTGGTCAAGTAGCGAGATCTTTGAAAGTGACGTAAAATCAGGGCAAATCAAAATGCTTGTTCCGGCATCCAGCATATCATTTACGCCAACCGAGCGAGATTATATCACCATCGATTCAGAAAAATGGGTAATCAAGAATCTTAATAAAGATCCATTCGGTAAACTATACACTCTTCGGCTTGAGAAATTTTAAATTTAGATTATGCGAACAGAATATAAAGACTTTGCCAATGACCTCAACAAATTTGTCGAGGACACCAAGACCGAGATATCGGATTCCAGCGTTATTGCGGCAGAGCAAGCTTTTAAATCAATGGCGCATTCATCGCCGGTTTATACGGGGCACTATTTAAGTAATTTATCAATGGTTACAAACAATGAACCTTTGCCATACACGGATATCTATAAAGATGATCGAGGTGATCTTGGCTTTTCGGAGGAAATGATTGAGTTAGATGCATTTCTCGTTTCTTCTGAGGGATGGTCTCCTTTCAAGGACATACATCGTAGAAATCACCATGAGAACAAGCAGTATTTTTACTCAAGGATACTTGGCCCACTATTTGAAAGATTTAGCTTGAAGCTTGGCAAAAAGCTTGATAGCATAACAATCGGAAACACTTGCGAATATGCCCTCGGGGTTGAAAACGGAGTGCGTCCGGCAAAACGCGAATATAGAATCTTTGCCAACGGTTTTGAGGACTTAAAAAGACTGTGGGTTTTAAAGCAGAGAAAATAGCACTTGAAGATGCTTTCAGGGTGGCATGGGCCAACCGTACACCTATTTTCTACGAAGAAGTACCATCCAGCCAAGAACCTTCGGAATACGTCAAAATCTGGATCACCCCAGGCACTGGAAGGCGGGCTGATCTCGGTAACACGCAGCAGCTCTGGCGCTTTGTCGGTACCGTGTCTGTTGATATCGTCGTGCCACAAGATACGGGCACGACAAGAGCCAAGGAGCTTGGCGATATCGTGATGGGAATCCTGCTTGGCAAGGAAATCAGCGGGATTCAGGTCTACTCCGTCGATCCTTCCCATGACCGATACAAGGGCAAATATATTTTCAAACTTCACTTTAGTACACGCCGGGATGAGTATTTTTAAATACTCGAACTCTCTTTTTTTTGCACGATTGTCTTACTTAAAGTAAGCTTCGGCAAGGAGGACAAGACCAAATGGACTCGAATCTGTGTGATCTTCACATCGTCAAACAAGCGGAAAAAGATACGGTCCCGGCCGCAACCGCCCTTACCAAAGTGCGGTTCACCGGGGAATCGCTCAAAGCCGCGCTCAACAAAGGACCGTCAGCGGAAATCTTGTCCGATGGCAACGTATCGGATATCAACATTCGATCCGGTAGCCAGTCTGGCGGGTTTAACTTCGAGCTGGCGGCTTGCGGCGCTCCGGCGGCTGTCACCGATACGGTTCTGGTGGACCTGATTGCCGGGTTGATGGGTCAAACAGCCTGGACGGCGCCGGGTACAGCAGTTGCCGCCCTTGCGGACGTAACTGCCGTTACGACAACCAGCAAATTTGTCACAGCGGCGGGAACCTTTGCCTCCCTTGCCACCAAGACCGGTAGCTGGATCAAGGTAACTGGCTTTACCGACGATCCGGCTGGCGAAGACGCCGCCGCAAACAACGGCTTTTACCGGGTCGTGTCTGTCGGCGGCTCAAACAAAGAGCTGACCGTGTGGCCCGCGCCAAGTGTCGAAGTGGCCGTCGCGCAGGACACCATTACCTTTACGAACATGCACCACATTCGCAATGCCTCCAACCCAGCCTTGACCTACTTCACACTTGAGCGCAGCCACCAGTTGACCGGCGATGATTCGTTTTTTGCTTTTAAAAACTGCACCCCTGTCAACCTGGATCTGTCGATTGCCGCAGAGCAGGACATCGCCGGGACATGGGGTTTTATGGGCGGAACGCCTCTTGCTGTGGCCACGGCAAGCGTCAACTCGGTAACAAAGATCGTTGCCAACACCAATCCGATGATGGCCGCTTCTTTTCATGTAGGCTCGATCCTCGAAAACGGCGCCACCCTGGATGACATTTATATCCAGTCTGTGGCGCTATCTATCAACAAGACCCCGCGCCGGATCTCAGCGGTCGGGTCTTCGTGGGGGGCATCGATTGGTTTCGGGTCGTGGTCGATCACCGGAACGCTCAACGCTATGTTCACCGGCCCGAGCTTTTACACCAAAAACCTCAATAACACGGCTACCAGTCTAGTTATTCCAGTAACCGACTCTTCCGGCAACACGATTATCATCACCATCGGCAATATGAAGTTTCTGGACTACAACATGAACGCCGCCGGGAAAGACCAGGATCTTGTTCAGTCGTTGACCTTTCAAGGGTTACTGGACACGACCTATGACTGCGGCATTCAGTTCGATTTCCTGCCTGCATCCTAATAGCGGGCATTAACAAGAAACTGTAAAAAAGAAAGCACAAAAAAAAATGGACCTTCGCAAAACATTCGGTACCGACAAGGAAAAAGAAACCAAGGGCGTTGTGCGCAACATTGGCGACGGGGCATGGATTCGCGTTGCCCGCTCCGGCAATCCGGAGTTTGATAAAATTTTCATGGAGCTATCCGAGCCGTACCGTCTTCAGATCCAGCGCGGCACAATGGATAAAAAGCTTCAGCAGAAGATTTTCATCGAAGCCATTGC